AAAGAACGGTGCCTGAATATCTGAAATCCATGCAATTCTCTTGACTGCCATTTAGTCCTCGTCATCATCCTCATAGTCATTACCCGAGATTTTCTCGATGGGTTTAGCAGGCAGAATCCAGTCCGGATAGGACTCACGATCGAGCAATAGCCAGAAAGCCATGTCAGTAGAAAAGCCAGCCTTACGCAGACTGGTGTAATAAACATGCAGAGCAATACAGTATTGGTCTAGAGCTGAATACGCATCAAGGTCTATGACCTTCTTGGTTCTTGCCATGGGATAAGTGTTACTTACCTAATAGTTCGATTATTGTATCGACACGCGCTTCCAGTCGATTAACCTGATCCTTAATGCTAGAGCCACCGTTAGGCTTAAGTTCTGCTAAATAATGCTTGACTAGAAATTGTAGATAAGCCGCTGTGCCGCCAAGAACAGTAACAATTCCAACGGCAACAGCCGAGATATCTACCGCGCTCATTACTTCTTAGGCGTTGCGTATCCGAATACGCCTGCTACAACTGCGCCCAAGATTGAGCGATAGTTAAGATCGAAGTTAGAGGTAGTTCCCCATACTGCAAGGAAGGCTCCTACTGCGACTAGTGCTGGGTGCTTTAGATTCATACTGTTCCGCCTAACGCTGGGATAGAAAAAAACGAACCATTGTGGTCGCCTTTTGAAGTGAAAGAAATGTGGCAATGATGATTATGCGGATTGACTCCCGAATACTTTCGCCAGCGCCAGCCCATGCGAGACGATGCAATCCGGCCGTTGAAGATGATGTAGGCAATTCTTTTGTCTCCGGCCTTGGCGCAGAGTCGAATCTGGTCAGCAATATTAGGCATGAGGTCTGGCTTCGCTTTACCAGATACATCTCGGTCAATATCGATTGCCCTAACGATGCCGCTATTAGAGCTTGGAATATGGTCAGACTTACCACCTGCGACATGGCGAGCATCTGCAATCCATCCGTCTGAGGTTCTATCACGGTCTGGAAAACTATCATCGAACTGCTCGCGTAGCTGCTGTCCGGCTTTACAAAGTATGGGCTTCATTGGAACATTCCCATTTCTTTTCGGCCGTTAGGTTTAGTTCTTCATGTCCACATTCCGGCATTGGTGCTATAAAGGCATCATCAATAGGATCGTAAGTAAAGCCAACTCCTGCATAGTTATAGCGAATGTTGCCATTGTAGGAAGTGCGCTTGCATAGCTGTCCTCTAAAATTGCCGTACCAAGTCTCAGGGTCTAAACCCTCAATAAGCTCGGTCTCATCGATTCCCTTGATTACTTCTGTAACAATGTTTGAGTCATCTAAAAACGCGTAGTGTGCCATTATGCAAAACTCACATTTCCTGTGCCGGCAGTAATAGTAGTTACCTTGTCAGACCCCACAGTTGAAGTAGAGCCTGTCAAACCTGCGCCAATAGTAATTGTCTTAGTGTTCGAATATCGAATAACAACCAGTCCAGACCCGCCGTTACCACCACCGCCGCCGCTAATGCCTGCGCCACCACCGCCGCCGAGATTATCTGTTCCGGCTACTCCAGTCGATGCAGCATTTCCGCCGCCGCCTGTACCACCTGTACCTGATGCTGCGGGCGCGTTTGTAGCGCCACCGCCACCGCCACCATAAGCAGTAGATGATCCGCTAATACTTGTGCTAATACCATTACCGCCGTTGCCACCTGTTTGGCCACCAACTCCAGCATTAACTCCAGCTTGTCCAGCGCCACCGCCACCGCCACCAGCAGTAAATGCGACAATGCCATCAACACCGTTACCGCCAGCAAAACCTTGACCGGCAGGAGAAGCGGCACCGCCGTTAGGATTACCATTTTCGGTTGAACCGCCGCCACCTGAACCACCGGCCAAACCTGCATAATTTCCTGCTCTGTTAGCACCACCACCACCGCCGCCAGTCGATGTAATTGATGCAAAAACTGAATCGCTACCGGAGCTGCCCGGATTGTTTGCTGCTGATGATCCTCCACCACCGCCGCCGCCAATTGTTACTGTGTAGTTGACTCCTAGACTCAGATTTAATGCAGCAGGTAAGCTTCCACCACCGCCGGTAGCATCTATTGTGCATCGCAAACCACCTGCGCCACCACCGCCGCCGTTACGGCTTCCAGCACCACCGCCACCAGCAACTACCAAATAATTAACAGGTATAGTTCTCGGATAATTTTGAGATGCTACAATTCCTAGAATTGGAGACATTATGCAATATCACCGACCACGAGAAATTCATTAACACCAATACATATTGCAGTTGCGGCTGAATACTGAAGGCGTAATTTTGGCGCAGTTGAAGTAGCACCTGTTGATCTAATAGTTACCATAGAACCTTGTGCAAAAGTTACTTGCCCTGCTCCGCGTTGGTAAACATTGATTTGGTCGCCGATACTAAAAACAGATGGTGGGACAGTAAGAGTAATAGCTGAAGCGTTGTTAAGTTGAACTAAAGCATTTGCAGCATCGGCAGCTACTAGGGTATAGGTAGTTCCGGTCTGAGCATTGATTGCTAAGGTTGTATCGTCTTGGGCTATCCATGAAAAATCTAGGTTAGTTCCAGATGCTTTGGCTAATACTTGGCCGGTAGTACCGCCTTTGAGGTCGACCAAAGCTGTGTCAATATCTTGGCCTAGTGCAGCGATAGCGGTTGCGCCATCCTTTACTAGATCGGTTGACTGTGGAATATCCCAGCCAAAGTTAGTTGTGGTTGTTGCCATTAGGCTACGACTCCTATCGCGTTAATCCATGTAAGGGTTGGACTTAGGGTATTCCAAGTCTCTGCTGCATTTACCTGCTCCCATTTTACCGCAACTTGGGAGAAGTTTATTGGAGAAGCGTTGAAAGTCACGCTTAGGTTATTAAGGCTTGCCCTAAATGTCCAGCCCTCGATGTAACCTTGAAATGACCCATTGCTGATATTTCCTGGAAGGTTCTGAATCCAAACAGGCTGGCCTAAAAATATGTTAATCAGGGCATCTCTGTCAGCATTATCAATTTCCGGGTTTCCAAGCACAAAGGTAATGCTCTGGAACCTAGGGTAAGGATTGGCTCTTAGTTTGATGTAGCGATCTGCCAAGGCTTGAGCATCTGCCGTGTGCTTAATTCGAGAAATATAAGATTCTGCATAAACGCCATAAAGAGACTGGCTTTCTGTGTCCTGTGCTAGATAAGACTGGTTGCCGTTGGTATTGTAAATAATGTTAAAGTAGTTTCTGAGGTCTCCAGCGCGGGTTGTCGCAGCTAGTCCAATTCCATTGGCATGGTTAGCATCCAAGGTTGTGTAGCCGTTTGCAGCTAGGTAATCCTGTCTATGAGTCTGGTCTGCATATCCTATATTGCCATTGGAATCTTCATAAAGAACGCCAAAGGCTGAATTGGCAATATCTGTGCAAAGTGAATAAAGGTCTGTCTTGCTAGATGATCGTTCGATAAGTTCATAATCGCCCGGTTGGTCAATTTCTCCTAAGCCGATGTTAAAGGCATTAGACCAAGTCTCTGTCGGGTTATAAGTAGCCCAAGTCTGAGCTGCTGGAACCTCGCTCCATTCACCAAGTAGGTAGCGTGAAAGAAGTGAGTAAATTTGGTCTCCGTCATAATCTTGAGCCAAGATTCCGTTATCAATAATCTTAGGCAGTTTCGATAAAGCGCCAAGAGCCGTGATGGTTGCAATGGTTGTATATCCAAGGCTTCCGGCTCGGTTAACAGAAATGGTGAAATCTGAAATATAGCCGCCAAAGATGGGTACATAAGTCCCAGAGGAATTAGTTACTTCTACTGTGATACCAGTTCCTACGGTGAAGTTATAAGTTGAATTATCCAAGTTCATTAACTGCAACTGGCAATATCCTGCTAATGGCTGGACATTGATATCTGTTCTGCCTGAAGTAACCGTAAGGTTGGCAATAGTTACATCTGTGATTTCAACGCTATCGACTAGGACTTTATAGGAAGGTGTATAGGCGGTCATACAAATACGAGTCCTGAGCCACCGAGAGTTCCTCGAGCTGAGGAATCGTTAAGAAGTCCTACGATCTGGCGAGCAGTTGACTCGCTATCGATTGCGCCATTGACCGTGATATTGGTGGTTCCTGTACTTGCTGCAATATAGCGCGGAAGTGTGGGAGTCTGTAATTGGATTGGTGGCTCTATAGGAGCAACTGGAGATGGTGCGCCAGTTTCAAATGAAGCGCCTGAAAAGAAATTACCTACCGCTGAACCAGCCCCCTTGATAGCATCAATAATTCCCTTGATGGTGTTATAAATAGCAGTAATTTTTTCAACAAAGTTAGCAAATTGGCTAATAATAACTGCGATAACTTTGCCAAGAGCTTGAAAAGCAAAACCGAGAGTTTCACCGATTGCTGGCGCTACATAAGTAACTACAAAATCTGTAATACTTTTTAGAAGGTTAAAGAATGGGCGAAGCTCATCATTATTGTCTTTAAGAGAATCTTTGACTGAATTAAAAGCAGATTTAAGGCCATTGATAATTGGCTGGATGACCCGCATAACTGGCGCCAGTTTATCGCCTAGGTTAGAAGTGAAGTCTTGAATCGCTGGAATGACATTTTTAACAATAAGTTCAACCATTGGAGTAATCGCATCAAGGATAAAGGCGCCTACGGTTTCCTTACCTTCATCAAAGGCGATAGTAAGGCGGTTTAACTTTCCTTGGAATGTGTCGGCTTGAGTAGATGCCTGATTCTCGAAAGTAGATGCCAGTTGGGCTGTTATCTGATCCATGCTCATGGTCTTAAGTTGAGCGGATGTAAGTCCAATGCCTAACTTAGAAAGAGCAGCAGTATTCCCTTCCGCTGCTTTGGCCATTGCGTTGGTAACGGCTTCCAGAGATTTACCCGAACCCGCAGCGACATCGATGGCTACAGTCTGAAGCTTCTGAGCCTTTTCGACATCTCCAGTTGCCCGAGCCAACCTTTCTAGCGATGGTCTAAGGTCATCATCGGTGATACCGAAGGCTAAAGATGTCTTTGTTATGTAATCCTCGGTAGCGGATATCTGAGCATCTGTCGCATTAGTTACATTTTTAAGAGTGAGAGCCAACTTCTCTTGAGCGGCTGCATCCTCTATAGCTGACTTAACGCCATCAATGGCCAACTTGCCTGCATAGGCAAGAGCCGCTGCGCCTGCTGCTGCAAAGGCTAGACCGGCTTTCTTACCAAAGTCTGAAACCTTATCGCCAAAAGATGCGACATCTTTATCTGCCTTGTCAAGATTCTTTGTGAAGTTATCAACATCGGCAAGCAGCTTGAGCGTTAATGCTCTTGTACCTGTAGCCATTAGCCCCACTCCTTCAAAATCTTATCGAATGATTCTGTCCATCTAGCCACGATCTGCGGTTGAATCTTGCGAAGCGTTGGATAGATAAACCAACCCTTAGAGCCTCGACCTTCACGGCCTGACCATATAGGGAATTGCTTATATTTGTTAGAACCGAATTCTGAACCGCCCCAGATTGTCTTAGTGGTTGCCCCACCTGAGAACTTCTGAGCAGCGAACCCGTAAGTAATCTCACCGATGCGGCTTGATTTCTTAACCCTAGAACCTTGAGCAATACGGCCTGCGACTTTGTTACTTTGAAGGGAATTAGCCTTCTGGATAACTTCATCTCGAGCGAATTCAGCCAGCGCCCCGGATTGGCGCTTGGCTTCCTCGTTGGCTTCCTCGCTCATATTCTTTAATGCCTTGAATACTTGGCGAAGCTCTGTCTGGTCAAGTGCTACTAATTCACTTGCCATTGCGCTGCTCCAATACTTCTATAGCTGTGAGAATGTCCTCGGCACTTTGCCAATGATTCATAGGAATCTGTGTGGCTATTGCCAGTTCAATTAAGAGTCGGCTTACGCTTCCTCTTGGATGACTTTTGGGTTTCCTTCACCTACTTCAACATCATCTACGGATTCCATCCATACATCAAGTGTTTTAGTCGGCTTACCGCCTGCCTCACGCTTCATGGCGCTGTGTGCAACATAAAGAATGTCCCACATACCCCCGAATTGAGAGATGACCTTTTTAGTTGCCATCTCCCATCGGGCGTAATCTGGCGGGCGAACCATATAACTGGTTTCGGTTCCGTCTATGTATTTAATTGTTATTTGCTGTTGCATTGCTTTGCTCCCGTTTCTATTTTTTAGCTAAATGTCTCTGAGACTGAGCCGTTTGACACAAGGAAAGTATATGAGACTGTTTGTGCATCCATGCCTGACCCGCCGACTGTTGGATAAGAAGGCTTGATTGGGAATACGAAAACTGCGCCTGTTGCAGCTGTAAGAGTTACGCTGATATCTGTATCTGGTGATCCATCGCAGGCTGTCCAGAGTGCTTCGCATACTGAACTTGTCTTGCCCCAGTCTGCAAGCATATCGAGCTGGAATGTCGCTGTAACATTGGTGGTCTTGTAAGCCTCACCATCGAGTGTCTGATAAGTCTGACGATCTAGTACCTTTGTCAAGACTGCGTTTGTTGCTTGTGCTTCGATATCTGTTCCACCTGTGAAAGATAGAGAAATATCGCGACCTGTGATTACTGTGGTTGCCATTATTTATCCTTAGTTTGTTTGTGTGTAGTAGGTAGAAACTCTGATATCTGCCACCAAGACATTGGAAGGGCCGACCTGAGTTACTGTTGGTTTTTCAACCGCTCCGACAATGTACCCGGCTGGGATCACTTTCAGAACGCTGATTACTAGCTGCTCGAGGTTGTCGAGCGAAGCCGGGTTGCTGTTATAAGCAACTGCGACTGAGATTACAAGATTGATTTTAATGTGAAGCGTTGACTTGTTAATGGTCTCTAATTCAAGGTATGGAGAATCTGGGACTGTGACAACGAATGGCACCATAGGCGCTTCTGGCACATAGGCATAAACATTGCCTGCTACGCCTGCAAAGGCTGTAGCTAGTGGCTGGCGTACTGTGTCAAGGATTGTTGAAGCAGGCATTATTGCACCATTGAATCGGTGTCGATAAACGCTCCGAGAAGTCCTGATACGCGATTAAAGAGGCTACGGCCTAAGCGGTATGGGCTAACTTGGGTAAAGTCCACGCCCTCGATCTGTCCACCCGGAGCAATTCGAGACTGGAATACTTCTACTGATACAGCAAGGACTGCTGACTCGACTGCGCTGTTGCCTACATAAGTAGCTGCGCCAGATAGTGTTGCCAAACCTGAAGGAATTACCTTGCGCTCTGTAATGTCGGCGTTTGTTAAGGCTACTGTAAAGAAGCCGTTGAATTCTCTGTAAGAACCATCTAAGAATATGCGTGAATCAGATCGTAGGATAAAAGAATCATAATCAACATTGCTGGATTCTATGATTGTAAAAGTTCCGTTAAATGGGGAGCCGCATCCTGTGATGACTACGCTCTGACCCGTTGAGAAGTTGTTATCGCCAAGGACATAATATGTCGCGATGTTATCTTCAAGGACT